TTGATGCTCCATATAATTTTTTAAAGTTGTCTCCACCTTTGTCTAGTGAGTTTGAAGTTGAGCCCATCATACATTTACCTATAATCCTACTACCTAATCGTAAACATGTTTTTGTAACTCTCCAGTTGTTTAATATATTATCGGGTCTTTCCCACTTACCGCTTTCATCATGTACTAACAGTTGAAGCTTTTCTCCGTCATAACTGTTATCACCTGTATTTTTCCAATCAATAGTAGTATCAAGTCCAGCCAAGTCTTCCTGCTTTTCATTAGCAGTGATTTTTTTACGCGTGAACTTACTTGCAGGAACCCTATAAGCAAGCTCAGACTTAGGTCTGTCCATACCGTCTTGAATCGGTTTAAAAAAGAAAGGATAGTTAATCGATATTGGAACCACCTTGTCTGTAAACATTTTTTTTGCATCACTACCTGTTTTAGATAATATACCAAATCTAGCATCACTTGATATTGTAGCTTGGTTAACTGTTTCTGCCGATGACATAAAAGAAAAACCAGATCGTCTGTTTTTGAGGTAACACATACCATAACACCTTTTATCTGCTTTGCAAGCTTCCCAAAATATATAGAATAATCTATTAGCTTCTCTAAAATCAGGTGCACCTACGTCAATCTTACTCCACTGCAAATACATATAATGTGTACCTGTTATATATGTTGGTGCTCCGTCGTTATCAAACCAAAACCCTTCATCTCTGCGTTTAAACTCTTCGTCTATATAATCAAACCAACTAGACTTTTTTTCTTCAGGATATGCTCTCCAATCAAATATATTTTTAAGCCTTGCTAATTCTTTAGGATATTCAAACTGCTCCCACTTTTTCTTTTTATTACTATAAACATTCCTAGCTTTTGGTAATGCTATTTGAAGATTTTGTATTTCGTATATTTCACCTATTTCGCCAGTCTTAGATATAACAATGATATCGTGGTCTTTGTCATAACCGTATTTCCACTTTCTTTTTTTATTAAGCCTACTTATAGTGGTTTTTTTTATAGGTTCTACTATGTTAACTAAATTTTGCTTGTACATTACTTAGATCTACCCTCTGCGAATCCTTTAAAGACTTTTTCCTTTTTCTCTTCAGGTGTTTTTCCCTCAAGCAAGTTTTCTTCTTCTTGTATTCTGTTAAGTATTTCAAATGCGTCAAATATAGCTAGTTTTTTAGTAGCTGCAGCGTTCTTCAATCTATCAGCTGATATATCATCGTCAGAATCTACAATAGCTTCTTTAGCGACTTTAATCAGTTCTTCAACTGCCCTGTGCCCAGCTTGGATTATATTCTTCTTCGTTTCCTTGATATTCATATTTAATTGTAATAAATTGTGTCATAACCCTATATAGTCTTTGACCATCTATAACGAATTCATATTCATCATCTGGACTAAAGCCTACTAAATCGTCTTTCTGTAAACCAGTGGCTTCTAAACCATCATCTAGGTATTTTAAAACACCTATTAAAGGTTCTTCAATATTAGTATCTAAATTATCTTTAGAAACTATTGGTTTTACAAAGCAATATCCTTTTGAAGCTCTCCAATTAGTATCTTCTGATTTGTACAGGAATATTTGCTCCTCAGATATGAAGTAAGTTTCTTCATCGAAAAAACTTCTACTATTCTTTTCTTCACCACGCATGTTATGCCATCTTCTAAATACATTGTGGTGTAGTATAACCTTATCACCAACCTTTATGTTTGTCTCACCTATTAATGGTACAGACTTTACAATAGCTTCCCTGCTTACAAACTGGTGGTTGAATATTTCAGTATTAACTACTAGTTCTTTATCACCTATTTTTTTTGTGTTGTTGTATCTTGATTTTATAGGTGAAACTACGAAATCATAAACACTTTTCATTAATACTGTAAATTATACTCGACTGATACAGCCATGTTTTTATTAAAATCTTTCCAAGGCAAAACATCATTACCCTTTTTAATGTACACGCTGTATTTATCGTCTTCTTCTATAATATCACATATAGTATGACCACCATATACATCTTGCCCAACAGCATAGTGCATAGCGTCATTCTTATAATCTTTACCGATACTAATCTTTCTTATCAGCTTGCTCATTGTCTGGGTATTTTATAGATCCATCTTCGATACTAATATCTACAGTTCCATATTCTCTCTCTAACTCTTCTTGTACTTCTTTTAACAACACTTGAAGTTGGGTGATGTCGTGAAGTAGTATATGCTTTTGAGTTTCTAACCTACCAACTTCCATTTGAGCCCTGTTAATATCGCTAACAACCTTTTGAACTTTCTCAAGTTGTGGTGTTGTTATTTTTTCTGGTTTTGGATTTAAATCCACTATTTTACTTTTTGCCATTTTATTTAATTTAATTGTTTGTTAATAGTATTATTACACGTTTACTCGATAGTCTAAATATCAGAGTTGTCTGTCCAGTCTGATCCTCTTACTATTACCAATATCTCCTCGTGAGTATACTGATCTAAGCCTTCTAAGAACGATGGAGCTTCTCCGTAAAACTTAGCGATAAACTTTGTTCCATCTAAAGAGCGTCTAACAGTTGCTGCAGAGTTTTCTACTATTTTTGAAAAGTCAACTACTGGGTTTCCCTCTTCGTCAACCTCTTCTAATAAACTTGTAAGTGGTGTTGTATATATCATTTGTTTTTATTTTTAATTTTATGAATTTCTAGGTACGTCCTTTTGTATTATACCTCCTTGTGTATGTCCGTAATTATTTTCTTTGAATAAATCTATTGTTACAGGTATACCTTTTGTTGGTGCATAAGTTTCTGCTTGTGTTTGTTCTTCAAGTTGTGCGCCGTATATTAATATATCAATGTCGTTATTGTTTGAGTCTCTAAATATACCATTTGTCTTATCTGATAGACCTGAAGCAGTAAAAGTATATGATAGTCTTGTCCACTCTGTTGTTACAAGTAAATCAGAAGATACATTACTAGATTCCCCTATTAATCTACAAAACTGATTTACACCATTATTACTTTTAACAAAAAAAGACAAAGTATGACTTACAGCATTTAATGTAAGTTTATCACCTATACCACTTGTACCAATACCTAAATATCTTGAAGCATTTAAACTACCATTTGGAGATATAGCATAATTAGGTGTTATCGTTGTACCTACATTTGGATTCCACTCACTATTAGTAAAATCCTCACTATAAGGGAATAAGTTAGTAGTAGATGATTTTCTTACTGCTGGTACACCATCTGACTTTATGTATGCAGTAGCTTGTGATTGTGCTTCTAACTGCGCACCCCAAATTAAAAGTGTAGCATTATCACTTGTTGATTCATTTCCTCTTAATCTAATTCTAAATGGATTTATAGATGTTGTTCCACCTCCATTATAATATTCAAATCTTTGCCATTCATTAGTAATATTAGCTGCATATAATATACCATTTGTGTCTAATATAGAAACATTGTAAGAAGCACCATCAAAACTTTTTAAATAAATTGAATTTGTATAATCGCCACTTAATGAACTTAATGAAAATCTTAATTGTGATAAATCAGAACTTGATGTACCACCATTTAAGTCAAACACTATTTTATCGGCATTTTGCGTACCATCAGGACTTATACCAATATTTGAAGTAACTATTGGGTTATCGCCAGTACCACCACTTTCTTTTGCCCAAACACTTTGAGTAAAATCTTCACTATAAGTTATAAGATTAGTAGTAGGTATATGTGCAAGATTAGGACTTGTTTGGTCTTGGAATATATAAGGCGCGTCTGTCAAAGGGTCTGTTGGATAACTAAGGAATTTAGAATCTAATATACCATCACCCATTCTGTAATAATTTCTAAGCTTTGTTAGTGGGTATTGGTTAGTGATATTACCCTCTGGCATAGCGGTCATAGTGGCAGGATTGCCATTAACTAATTTAATTGATACGTTAGTTATGCTAGCATTTAAAGAATCTCCACTAGCACCTGTACCCATTTGAAAGTAACCTGATGAAAATGTAGATGTAATTGTAAAGTATTTAATATATGAACCACTTTCACTTATAAGTTCATAAGCACTAGCTTGACTACCTGCGCCTGATAATGAATTAGAAAATACAATTCTTAAATCATCTCCACTATTTTTATTATAATCAAAAGTAACTTTATAAACTTGCCCCGCAACTATACTTATAGCATTAGTAACTGCCCCTGCAAAAGCAGAAGATATTATAGCGCTTGTAATATTGTTTCCTGATGTTGTAAAAGTTGTAAAAGGGTAAGTGTCTCCATTAGTAAAACCTGTAACAAGTTCAGAACTTAGTGTAGGATTAGTTTGGTCATAGATAATAGGGTACTCATCATTAGTACCATCTCCCATCTTCCAATATCCTTGTAATCCTGTGTTTACCTCTTCTAATGTTATGTTGTCTATTGTTCCTGATGCATTCGTTAACCCTACAGGAGTTACTTGATAATTAGAAGAAGATGGTGTTCTATAAAAAACATTTTCCCCAAGTTTAAGACCATAACTAACAACACCTGCAGAATCATAAAGTCTAACTTTTATAACACCTGTTGCAGATACGTTTACAGTAATTTTATGTGTTTGACCTGCTGTTACTTTCAGTACAGTAGAAGTTAAAGATGAACTACCATTACGTTCTGCAAGCGTAGCCTTACCACCACTAATACTCCAACCCGTACCTGTTGTCCAGTAACCACCTGCTATGTTTTCTGCTTGTGTACCTGTTAAAGTAAAATCACTGTCTAGTATTAATTGTGCATGAGGACTACCATTCTGAATACCTCTTGAGAAGTTAGCACCACCATCTAAGTTAACCATTTCAGCGTAGTTATTTTCTTTGTAAAACTCCACTGTAACAGGTGAACCATTTGTTTTTATATAAGGTGTTGCTTGTGTTTGTTGTTCTAACTGCGCACCCCATATATTATATTGTGTAGCAGTTGCACCACTGTCATCAAGTGTAACTGATAAAGTACCTGATGTTGAATTAAAAGTGCCAGTAGCTACATGCCTTTTCCAATCGCTTGTTAGTGTAACAATTTCATTTATACCTTGGTCTACATTATTTGAAATTTGCAATCTCAATGTTCCTGACCCTTTTAAATAAACTGAAAAAGAGTATGTTTTACTCGCAGGATTACCCCCAACTATAAGATATAAATCGTTACTACCACTACCTGTTAATCCACTTACTGTACTTGCGTTTTGCGTTCCATCAGGAGAAATATTATCATTTGGAGAAACAGATGTATTGCCTGTTGTATTCCATTGTGTAAAATCCTCACTATAACTAACTAAGTTAGTAGTAGATGATTTTCTTTGTCCAGGAATACCATTTGATTTTACGTATGGAGTAGCTATTGGGTGTTCTTCTAATTGTGCTCCCCATATATAAGCACCACCTACTATATTTGCAACAGAAGAACCATTTGCTGTAGATAAGTATAAAACAAAATTTCTACCTCCTGTAAAAATTGATGTAAAAGAAATTGAGCATCTGTACCAACCATTACCAAAATCTTCAATTTGAGCAGTTGAACTTGCACCTATATTTCCTACTACTCCGTTTTCTACATCAAACCAAGTAGAAACATTCCCTGAAGAGGTAGCACTCTGAGCTAATTCAATAAAAGAATATTCTTTTTTCTTAACAAAAAAACTATATGTATATTTAACTCCTGTTGTAACGGTTATATGCTTATTCAAACCACCATGAACACTTGTGGTAGGGTAGTCTTGTTCTACTAAGTATGCGTTTATTGTTCCATCAGGAGAAGTTGTTTCATTTGGAGTTAACGTGCTTCTAAAATTACTCCAATTATTAAAATCTTCACTGTAAGGGAATAAATTAGTAGTAGATATATGAGCAAGGCTAGGGCTTAATTGATCTTGTATCATAGGGAAACCATCATTAGTTCCACTACCCATTCTCCAATAACCTACTAAGTTAGATGAAGATTGATAAGCTGCTTGATCTGTCATTAAGTCAATAGGTAATCCGTGATTGTATAAAGAAGATACTTCATCAGCAGTTAGTTTAGAATTAAAAATACCTATTTGGCTCATTTTACCATTTAAGAAATTTACAGGAGTTGCAGGTGTTCTAGCACCAAATAATAATTCTCCTGAATTTGCAGGAATAGAGTAACCTATATTTCCTGAAAACACCTCTACACCATTCTTATACATTTTCACTAAATTAGAAGAATCTATAGTAACAGTAGCATGCACCCAATTTGTATCTGTAAAAAATGAATTACTTGCTACTGTTCTCCAAGAACCACTAAAAAATTGAAATATTAAATCATTATTACTTGTTCTAATTTGATAGCCACTTGTATCTGTACCTGTAGTAAGTGCTTTAGCTAAAAACTTTTGGTCGCCACCTGACAAGCCATCTAATCTTGCCCAAAATGTAAAACTAGCTTCTTGTCCTGCTAATTGTAAATCTGATGAATCTTGAATCTCCATATAATCATCAGTACCATCAAAATCAACTTGCTTAGTATTAAATAATACAGGGTTACCTGACTGATAGTTGTTTCTATTTACAAGTAGATTAGTTGGAACACCTTGATTGTATAGTGATGCTACTTCCAATGCGGTAAGTGTTCTATCCCAATTACCTACTTCTGTTATTTTACCATTATATTCAGCAGTTAAAGTATTATCAACTCCTATTTTAAAATCAGTCCAATCTGTTAAAGTAAAAGCACTTGAAGTTAAATCTGTACTCAAAACACCATCAACATATATATCAAAATAAGATGCAGTTGCGTTCCAAGCTATTACTATATGATACCATCTACCTGCATCAAATTCTTTTGTTGTAGCAGTTCTATTAAAACCACCCCCTTGTTCTAAAACTGTTAAAGTTTCTCCTGAAAAATTACCTGTAGCTATACCTAATTGAATACCTGTATATCCTACTCCATTAAAACCAAACATTCTTTCTGTACTTGAAGAAGCAGTAATATCATTATCAGGATTAAACCAAAAAGACATAGATTTTACAGTTCCTACATCTCCAACTTCTAAGTAATCATCTATACCATCAAAAAACATACTCTTAGTAGAAGTAAGTAATGGATTTGCACTTTGGTAATCACCAGAGTTAACTAATAAGTTTGTGGCTTGGTGTTTTTGTTGTTGTATTACCACGTTATCTATTGTAAAATCATTTTGTACTCCTACACCTGCTCTTGCTATTGTAAAAACTGATGTGGTAGCAGTCCAAGTAGCTGAATAATCTCCTGTTGTGCTACCTGTTATTAAATCTACTCCTGATGTTTGAAATTTAAAAGAACCATTAGTTACTTCTGCTTTTAATGTTAATTTATAATCTCTTCCTATAATCATAGGACTATAAGTTGTTGTTAAAATTGAATAGTCTGTACCACTAAATATTGCCTTAGTACCATCTGTAGACCACCCATCTCCAAATGTCCAATTCTGCCCTACTTCTTGGACTGATATGTTTGTTACACTTGAATCATAAGCAATGCCCCCTTGTTTTCTGCTTATTATTAGAGCTTGGTTAGAAGGAGCGGTATAATAAAAGGTATAAGAACCAGAAGTTAGTATACTACCAATAGTAGACGCATAACCTACACCATATTTAACATTTAAACCCCCTCCAGTATTTATTGTTGCATCTAAAGTTATTTTATAAGTTTTACCACTTGCAAAAACACCTGCTTGTTCTATTCTTCCTGCTAAACTACCATCTCCAGAAATGATTGCTTTATTATCTCCTATATTAGTACCATTTTCAAAACCCCAATTTTGCCCAACCTCTTTGATTGATATGTTGTCTATTGAACCTGCAAAACCACCACCTGTTTTTGCACCTGCAAAAGTTTGATTAGAACCTAAAGTTAAATAATAGGTATATGTCGCACTACCTGTGGTTGTAATAAAATCTGCTAAAACACTATTAAAACCTAATCTTACACTACCTGATGTCAAGTTTACATCAGCAGAAATTTTATAAGTTTTACCTGCTGAATATGATTTAGATTGGTATAACCAAGAATTTGCACCTGTACCACTATTAATAGCTAAACCATCTCCTATAGACCACCCTGTACCAACAGTCCAATCAGTCTCTTGAACTGATACGTTGTCTATAGTTATATTTAAAGCACCACCATATCTTTTTAAATTAAAAGTTGTAGAATTAGAAGTCCAATAAAAAGTATGTGTACCAATAGTTGATGGTATTAATGAAGTAGCGCCACCAGTTTCTAAACCTAAATCTCCACCATCTGTAGCAGTAACATCATAAACTAATTTATAATTTTTACTTATTTCTAATATGTTTGATTGTGTTACTTGTGTATAAGTTCCATCTGTTTCTATTATTAAATGGTTATTTTCTATCCTTGTGTTAGTTCCTGTATTATTTACAATACTCCAATCTTGCCCAACCTCTTTTACTGATACGTTGTCTATTGTGCCTTCGTAATTAAAAGCATAAAACCCTAATTCACTATTTGAAGGAAGATTTAAAGTAAATGTTTGTACCTCTAAACCTGTACCTGTGTTAAGTGTATAAATAGTTGTTGATTGATAGGAAGTACCATTTTTTACGAATAAAGTACCACCAACTCTATTACTACTAAAAGAAATTATATAATTTTTAGTAGCAACTAAACCTAAATCTTGACTTAATACATTTGAGGTAGATGTTGAACCATCAGCTTCTGCTACACTATTACCAATACTCCAACCTCCACCTAATGTCCAACCTTCAACCTCTTCTACTTCTAAGCTACTTATAGTTATTGTTGTGCCTGCTGGGTGAGTTGACAATCTAATATAAAAATCATTTCCTACACCTGTTACTACTGTAGGAGTAGCATATATTGTTTCATCAAAAGATGTACCACTAATATTTCCGAAACTTGTTCCTGTAGTACCTGCTTTTATACTAAAGTAACCACCTGATGGTTGCGTTCCTTTTATTTTAATTTTATATGTTTTATTAGCAACTAAACCAAGACCTGCATATATACCTTGACCTGATTGTGAAACAAAAGAAGTGCTATCTGTTATCTCAGTTCCAGCACCAAATTCATTCCAACCACTCGTAAAATCATAACCACTTGCTAAGTCACTACCTGTCTGACTAAAATCTCCATTAGTTACTTCTTCATTACCTATTTCACTAAAACTACCGTTTTCAACTAAATCATCACCAAGGTCAAAAGTTCCATTAGTTATTTCTTCATCACCTATTTGTTCAAAATCACCGTTTTGTACAACGTCTCCACCGATCTCTTCAAAGTTACCGTTTTCAACTAGGTTATTTGTATAGTATGTATTATACATACGAGTAATCTCAGCTTGGGTTAGCTCTCTGTCAAATACTGCAAACTCGTCCATACTTCCTAAAAAACTATTACCACCTACTTGCCTTTCTGAACCTATAGTTAATGATTCTGTATAAGCATTTATACTGCCTGTATTAACACTACTAGTTGCTTGTAAAACTCCATCAACATATAACTTACAATTATTTATGTTGTTTGTGTCTAAATAAACCACCCAATGATGCCACTCTCCATCATCTTGTGCATCATTTGCAACCCAATAGACATAAGCAGCACCTAAATATAAGAATGGTCTTGAAGCGCTTTCGTTAAAATGAAAAGAACCAATAGAAAAACCTCCGTGTCCAAATACACCTTTATTTTGTCCTGTTTCACTTGACTTGCACCAAAAAGAATAAGTAGTAGGTTGCGCTACAGTATCTGCACCATCAGTAGTAATTCTATCATTTACTCCATCAAACTCCATGGAAAACTGATTCTGGAAATATATTAAACCTTTTGGTTTATTAAGACCTAACCCTAATCCTAAACCCATACTAGTTACCTATATAAGCAATTACACTTCCAGATGCCAAGTTTATTGAAGTCCAACGACCGTAAATAATTGTACCAGCCGTGAATATAACGCTGTTAACATTTTGACCACCTGCACCAGCTCCAATACCTGCACTGTTTATTGATCCAGTAGCTGACTCAGCTATTAAACCAGTTGTGTTATCAAACGTAGTATCTGTAAGCATATATACTGCTACATAAACATTATTCGCTGGAGGCGTTATAGCTGCTGAACTTGAAGCTGTATAAGTACTACCTTGAGCACCGAAAGCTATGTCTTCTATAAAATTTTTTGCCATTATTTTTTTACTTTTTCTAGTGATCTACCACCAAAATAGGCACCGATCACAGTTATTAATACTAATTGTAATAAATCTGTCCACTTGTCTTCCACCTTAAAAGTTATAGTACCAGCATCGATAAATATCAACAATACTGTTGCTACAACTAAAAACACTAGAACTAGTGGTCTTATGTTTTTACTTAGCCATGAATCCGAGTTCATGTCTACTTTCCATCTTTCAGTCACTTGCTTTTGCATCTCAGCTTCGTAACCCATTATCATATCTTTTATTTTTCTTTCTGCTTCTAGCTTTTCTTCTGTAGAAGTAGTTAAGTTATCTAAAACTCCACCTACATTTTTAACTAGGTTTGCAGCACCGGCAGATAATATTTTGTTTATCATTATTTCTTACATTTTTTACACCTACAACCTCTACTACATTTCTTCTTGTTCATACCTCCTGATTTAGTGCTTTTTCTTTTTCCTTTTGCGTATGGCATAATATTATCTGTTTTTGTCTTTAATCATATCGTCTATAGCTTTATTATAAACTTTATCTGTATATGACTTGTTATTGTAAAATACACTTCTCTCTGAAGTGGGTAAATCCTCTTCTCCTAGCAAAATCCTATATATCCTACTTATAAGCTGTGAGCATTTAAACGATGTTTTAAATACGCTATATTTTATAGTGGTTCTATTCCTATGTCTCCAAGTATCTATCCACCCTTGCTGTCTAAGTCTATCCCACCTTGCTTTATCCCAGGAATATGTATACACACCGTCCATAAAATCTTTACGTGTAAACCTTCCTTCACAGTCTAAGTAAAATAAAAGTTCTAGATCTGCATCTAATATATTATAAGTCTTACAGGCCCATTTTCTAACGAGCCTGTAGTACTTAAATAAATTCATTTCTCTTATATCTTGAGCAGTTAGTCTCATAGTATAGGTTACACGCTTTTTTGTTATTCTACTAAAACAACATCACTACTTGTAATAACGTGGTATAATTTATCATTATACGTTATTCCGTGCCCTGCGTGTTTGTCGTAAAAAACAACGTCTTCGTTTTTCAAACCTTCTACTAGATTACCTGTAGATATAATTTTAGCCTTTATATACCTATTGTCAAGGTCTGTATTGTCTGTCATAATAAGTCCAGCAATTTTCTTCTGCTCAGTCTTAATCTTCTCTACCACTAAATAGTAATTAATTGCTTTCATCTGCTCTTATATTTGAAATTATACAATCTGCAGATATAATAGTAGATACAACACTCACTGCATTTTTAAGTGCTGACTTAGTAACAAGGACTGGATCTATAATACCATTGGCTATCATCTCACATATCTCACCAGTTACTACATCGATACCTTGACCAAGCATTGGTTCATCTTGGTTTTCAATACCAGCATTATCCAGTATTGTATGAAAAGGTGCTTTAATAGCTTTTAACAGTATTTCCTCACCAACACCTTCAGCTGTTATTTCCTGCGATGCGTTTAAAAGTGCGATACCACCACCTGGAACTATCCCTTCTTTCAATGCTGCTTTTGTAGCGTATATGGCATCCTCCACTCTATCTTTCTTTTCCTTTAATTCTACCTTAGAATCAGCACCGACCCTTATAATACCTACAGAACCTGATAGCATTGCTAGTCTTTGCTCTATTTTCTTCTTTAAATAAGGGTTTTTTTCGCTTTTTATAGCTTTTTTAACGTTTTCTATGCGTTCATTAAGATCGATGTCTAAATCAAGGGTTGTGATAACCGTATTTTTATCATCTGTAACCGCTTTTTCAGCTTTTCCAAGGCAATCAATAGTGATAAGGTCCATATCATCACCAAGTTCTTCATTAATAACTGTAGCACCGGTTAAAAATGCTAGGTCTTGCACTGTATCTTGCTTAGTAGGACCAAAGCCTGGTAAGTCAATGATATTGACTTTAATATTACCCTTAACTTTATTCATCATAAGGGCTGATTTTAGCTGCTGTTCAACCTCTGCAACAATAAGTAACTCTTTTTTGTTCTTTATAACGTGCTCTAGTATAGGTTGTATCTTACGTACATTAGGTATTTTACTACCTACGATCAAAACTAGTGGTTCTTCAAGCACACAGCGGTGTTTATCAGTATCGGTGATAAAATGTGGTGATGTAATACCACAATCAAACTGCACACCGTCAACAACATCAACGTATGTTTTCTCTGTTTCAGACTCTTCCATTAAAACAACACCATCTCTACCAACTTTAGTGTATGCCTCAGAGATAATCTTACCTAAAACGCGGTCATTATTACAGCTAATACTACTAACATCTTCTAGCATATCATCTTTTACCTCTATAGCTTTATCTTGCAAGTGTTTGTTTACTTTATCCAAAGCAGTACCAACACCTTCTTTAATAGTTCTTATAGATAAGTCTTTATATATGTCTTTGTTTACTTCTTTTATAAGTGATTCAGCAAGGACGGTAGCTGTTGTAGTACCGTCACCTGCTTCTTTCACTGTGTTTCTGGCAGCTTCCTTAATTAAGGTAGCACCTAGGTTTTCAACCGGGTCATATAAGACAACAGATTCTGCTACTGTTACACCGTCTTTTGTGATGACCGGGTTGCCTCTTGCGTCTTCGTATATCACGCATTTACCCGAGGCTCCTAGAGTAGACTTAACAGCTTTCGCCAACTTGTCTACGCCTGTAATGATTTTATTTTTAGCATTGTCACCAAAGTTTAACTCTTTGATCAACAAACTAGGTTGATTGTATTCCATATGATTTAATTAAATTTAATTTGATTGATACTATTTAAACGTCTTAACTACTTTAGGACCTTTCGATGCCTCAACTTTCTTACCGAAGTGATCAACACTTCCGTCTATTGCAGCCTCTGCTCCTTCTATAGTTTCACGCCTTGTAACGTCCTGCCATTTATCTTGATCGATGTATTTGCATTCTGTTTGGAAAAATCCATTAGGTAGTTGGGTAATCCTCCAGTTACTTTTGTCTGCGAGGTGTCTCCACTGGTTAACTTGTTCTTCACTAGGTTTCTGGTTGTACGTAGTCGTACTGTTGTAATATAAATAAGTCATTGGTTTAATTTGTTTTTGGTTATTATTGACTTGGTCTAGGGTGTCTCCCTATCTTTTTAAATATTTTTAGCTAACTTCACCTCTAGTGTGAGTTGCTCTGTTGTAAGCGATCGATGTTCTTCTTACTGCTCCTGACTTGGTGTGGTGTAAGTCTGAATCTGATCTCTGGCCTATCCTCTGGTTCTCCGCCTTACGAGCCTTACGCTTAGGTGACATTGCAGCAGCCTTATCCCTAGCTCTCTTATCTCGCAGTGCCTGTGGGCTTAACCCCTGTGAATTACCTTTTCTCTTATTTGCCATACCATTATAATTACATAGTAAATAGATTATTTAAAAAGTGGACAATAGCCTGTTACTAGTATACTATAACTACCTAATGTCCTAGTTTTTTTATTGTAAATGTTGGGGGATTGTGTAGCCCCTACTCCCCACCGTACCCACCCTGTAACTAAAAGTCAATTCTATTTACCCAGCCCCCCTTAAATTTTATCATTTCATTTCAAAATTTTTAGATATTACTATTTTTTTATATTACTATATTGACATGCCATTTCGTCATAACATTTGACAATTTGTCACACACACTCATATCTTTTTTTACAAATCTATTACGACTATATATGGATAATATATATGACAAAAGAAATTAATAATAATAAAACTAATAACACACTCAGAGACTTAGCGCAATATCTACTAACTAAAACTAATACTAAAATAATACTATTACTTTTACAATGTAACTACGAAGTCAACTGGATAATATAAATAGAAAATAAATAAATAAATAAAAGAGTAAACTCCATTGTAGATTGTATACATAAATTAAAACAATAGATATGAGTAATCCAAAAAGAACAAGAAAAGAAATTAGAGAAGCGATAAAAAAAATAAAAATAAAAAGAGAATTAA